AGTGCGATCACCATTAGAGGGTTTTTCACCTCTGCTGGTTCCTACAACACTACCGGAGACCCACATGAGCAGAGCTACATTCATCTTCCGCGATCACATCATCGCCAAACTCCAGGACATCCTGGACGATAAGCGACTGCATGTGAACGAGAGAGAGTACTGGCTCGAGCTCCTGCGGGAAGTGATAGCTCTTGTCCCAGGGGATGACCAGACTTTGGTCACTTTCCTGTTCGACACGATCTATCGCATTTCTTCGACGGTGATATGGACGGACGAGAGGCAGTGATGCCTCTCGTCTCAATTCCGGTACTGCAGGCTTGTTCGCTTGCAGTTGTGCTACATTTACTACCAACTATGGAGTACCCATGTCTGAGAGTTGGACGAACCGCGTCAACGACATCCGCGGAGTTATGGTGTCACGTGATGGTCTCTCGACCAGCGCGCCCACTACCTCCGAGACGTCGAAGCTACGGTTACGTACAACTACCAGCCGGACGTGCAACAGCACGCCAGGGTACTTCGATCTTGTCATGGCAGGAAAGATTCTGCCTACCCAATACTTCCTGTATTCCAAGGAAGTTGTATTGTATCCTTTCGGTGAGGAACGTTATAACAACAACGTAACCCACCGTCTGAATGCAATCTATTCGGGTGTCCTCGGATATACTACTGAGGACGTCAAGTATGCCCCGTTGTTGAGTTCCCAACTTGTCGCGAACGTCCAAGCGAAATCCACCGCACAGTTGCTCAAGCGCATGAAAGATGCGAAGGGCAACATGGCTGTGGCTACCGCCGAAATGAACAAGACAATGAATCTGGTAACTTCATCTGCCACCAAGATCGGGAAGGCTCTCTTCAACATCCGTAAAGGAAATTTTAGAGAGGCTGCCCAAGATCTTGGTGTCACCGCAAGCCGTGGTGCAATACGGCGAGCGAGGCAGGGGATAGGTAGCACAGGTTCTGCCCGAGACAAAGCAATAGCGAAGTCTTGGCTCGAACTTCAGTATGGCTGGAAGCCGCTGCTTCAGAGTGTTTATGATGCAGCTCAGCAAGTTGCTGATGCTGAAGCCCCCATCCTACGCGGTATTGCAACCGGGTGGGCTGAGGGGTTCGATAAGGCGGAAGTTAAACGAGTCTTCACTCAAAGTGGAGAGCCGACTACGTCTTTCGAACGTCGCGACTGCCGATACGAGTATACACAGAAATGCGTGTACACGGTCGAGAACAGCGTCGCACACCGAGCTGCCATTAATGGGCTTTCCAACCCATTGTCAGTGGCCTGGGAACTAGTGCCGTACTCCTTCGTGGTCGACTGGTTTCTTCCTATTGGCGATTACATCGATCTCTTGGACGCAACCT